GCCCCGAGGCCATGGCCGCCGCCCGGCCGACTACAACCGCCCGTTATAACTCCACAATTTGGATGAGTTCAAACGCCGGGGCAAAAGATTCAGAGGTTCTCAATGACCTTAGAGCAAGGGCCTTACAAAGTGACCGGCCAAGCCTTGGATTGTATGAGTGGAGCGCGCCTCCATTTTCCAAACTAGAGGACCGCTCAGCATGGGCCGCCGCCAATCCCTCCCTTGGGTACCTCATTGATGAGGAAACCCTAGCCGATGCCATTGCAACCGAAAAACCCGATGATGTGCGTACCGAGCGCCTTACAATGTGGATTGATGCGTTGGCGAGTCCTTGGCCCTCCGGAGCATGGCAGGATTGCCAAGATACAGACCTTAGGCTTACGCCGGGGCCTACAACTTGGATGGCCGTGGATGTTTCACCGGACCGCCGCATTGCGAGCCTCGTAGGAGCCCAATCTAAAGATGGCAAAATTGCCGTGGGACTTATTCAGGCGTGGGAATCTGATACCGCCGTTGATGATGTCATTATTGCCGGTGATGTTGCGCAATGGGCTCGAAAGTACAAAGCCAAGGTTGTTGCGTACGACCGTTATAGTGCCGCCTCGATTGCCTCACGCTTGGCAAGTGCTGGCATTGCAATTGGTGATGTTTCCGGGGCCCTTTTTTACCAAGCATCCGATGAACTTTTACAAGCGATGGTTCATAAGAGACTTGTACACGCGGGCCAAGAAATGTTAAATGCTCAAGTGCTTAATTGCGCCTCGAAACCGGCCGGAGATGGTGGGTGGAGAATTGTACGCCGCCAATCTGCCGGGCCGGTGTGCGCGGCTATTGCCTTGGCGATGGTTGTGCATTATGCAAGCAAGACGGAAAGCATCCCTCAAATTATTGTGGCATAATTAAATTGTGCCGTAGGGGAAGCGGTGCAAATATTGGACCCGGTTTACGCGGCCGGGTCCTTTATTTTGCAACACGCCGATAATTCTCACAAATCAACAATGCACCCTTATCCATGTTTTAATGCGGAACCCTTAGCCTCATGGGAATATTGTCTAATTTGCGACTTGCCTCAGGCATTAACGCTAAAAATAGCGAACCCGAAATTGTAACCGCGCAATTAGCGCCTTTTACATTTCCCGATGGTCCGGTTTATCCGTACACATATGGCACATCAAATACTTTTGTTACACGACAAGATGCAATGAGTGTGCCGGCCGTAGCTAGAGGCCGCCAATTAATTTGTTCGCTTGGTGCTTTTGGTTTTGAGATTTATTCAGAAACAACCGGTGAGGAATTGCCTAAACCAACTTGGGCTAAGCAAATGAATCCAAGTACACCAAATGCAATAACTCTTGCTTGGTTAATTGATTCTTTAATTTTTTACCCGCAAGCATATTTACAAGTTTTGGCCGTTTATGCCGAGGATGGCAGACCATCACAAATGGCATGGATTGACCCAAACCGCGTAAGTTACGACACAAATTTTAACGGCACTCTTGTAACTCAATATTATTTAGATGGTGGCGCAATTCCAATGTCCGGAGTTGGTTCATTAATTACGGTTCAAGGTTTTGATGAGGGGGTTCTAAGTCGCGCCGGTGTCACTATCCGGACCGCCAAGGAACTAGAAAACACGGCGTTAAATTATGCCCTCAATCCGTCACCCACGGGCATAGTTAAAAATAACGGCGCCGACTTAGACCCCGAGCAAGCAACCGGGCTAATGGAAAGATTTAATCGCGCTCGTAAAACTAAAGCACATGCCTACATGTCAAAAGATTTGGATTATGTACCAATTTCTTTTGATGCTCGCGCAATGCAAATGACGGAAAGCCGTCAATACATGGCGGTTGAAATTGCTCGATTGATGAATTGCCCGGCATGGTATTTAGCAGCCGACCAAGGTACGGGCATGACTTACGCATCATCATTAGATGAACGCCGTAGCCTTGTTGATTTTACACTTCGCCCTTACATTTCAGCAATTGAATCTCGTTTATCAATGGATGACATAACACCGCGTGGCCAAATTGTGCGTTTTGATTTGGATGATTTCTTAAGAGGTAATCCAATTGAAAGAATTGCGGTATGGGAAAAAATGATTCAACTCGGGCTTATGACGGTTGATGAAGTACGCGCCGAGGAGGACTTAGCGCCAAGAGGAAATGAGGCTATCTAATGAAGTTAACATTTAGCGCAGATATTGAGGCCGCAGATTCAGAGCGCCGCATTATTTCCGGTGTGATTGTGCCTTTTGGTTCAACCGGTTTAACGAGTGCGGGGCCTGTCGTATTTGAAAAGGGCTCAATTAAAATTGATTCAGCTAAGCCGGTTAAATTATTGCGCGAACATAATCCGGCTGACATCGTAGGAAAATCAATTTCATTTTCCGAAGCCGATACACACATTTTTGCAAGTTTTAAGATTGCACCAACACAAATGGGCAATGATATTTTGACAGAAGCCGCCGAAGGTTATCGCGATGCGATGAGTGTTGGCGTTTCAGTTGAAGCAAGTGAACCGCGCGATGGCGTTTTATATGTTACCGCCGCTACATTGCGTGAAGTGTCCGTTGTGGGTTCACCCGCATTTGCAGAGGCACAAATTACAGATGTGGCCGCATCCACTCCGGATGAGGCAACAACAGAAACAACAAATGAACCCTTGGAAGGGGAAGCAATGGCAAACGAAACCACCGTTGAGGTAGTAGAGACCGCTCCGGCGGTTGTCGAAGCATCAGCACCGGCAACACCAATTGTTGGCGGCACTTATGCAAAGCCTCGCATTGATGGACTTACAGCGGGTCACATCATCAAGCATCAATTCAACGCAACACATTACGGCAACGAGGATAGCCGCCAAGTTTTGGCCGCACTCGCACACTCAACAACATCCGAAAATGCGGGAGTTGTACCGGTCCCACACCTACGCGAAGTAATTGGCGTAATTGACCGCAATACACCTTTCTTGGATTCAATTGAGCGCCGCCCACTTCAGGCAATGGGTACTAGTTTCTTGATTCCTACATTAGGAACACAGGCAACGGTTACAGAGACCGCCGAAGGAACTCAACCATCATCAACAGACACAACAATTACAACAAAAACGGGATATGTTAAGAAATTCTCGGGCGCAAATGTTGTGAGCGTTGAATTGCTTGAGAGGTCTGACCCATCATATTTGACAATTTTGATTGAGGAACTTTCTGCGGCGTATGCTCGCGCGGTTGACCTAGAAGCACTTAACACCGCATGGACAGGCGCAGGCGCCTCAGGTGGCACCGGATTCGTTGCCGCTATTGCCGATGGTATTGCAGATTCTTACAATGTTATGAAGTTCACTCCGGACCGTCTAGTTACATCACCTGCCGGTTTTGCGGCGTTGCTTTCTGCCGTTGGTGGAGATGGGCGACCATTGTTCAACGCAACAGGTACACAGGTTAACGGTGCTGGACAAATGAATTACGGCATCACAGGTACAGTAATGGGCCTACAACTCGTTGTTGACCCACAACTATCAGGCACACAGTACGCGGTGTACCCAAGCGCGGCGGTTGCTCACTACTCAACACCGGGTTCACCGGTTCAGGTTCGCACAACTCAGGTTTCAACAATGGAATATGAGATTGGCGTTTATGGATTCTCAAGCACAGTAGCTAAGTATCCAACCGCGGTACGAGTTCTAACCGTTTCATAATAACTAACAGGTGTGGGGGCCTCCATCGTGTCCGTGTGGAGGCCCCTACTTCAAAATTTAAGGGAGGATTAAAATGGCACTTGTCACCGAGCAAGAGTTACGCGATGCGCTAGGCATTGGCGACCTTTACGATTCTGCCCTACTCCAAGAGTGTTGCGATACCGCTACAAACCTTGTAGATGGCATGCTCACACATCACCGGGCACCAATCACATATGTACGCCTTTCCGGAAACATTGCAACCGCAACAACGGCGTTTGAACATAATTTTGTTGTTGGCCAAACCGTTATTGTGGCCGATTGTGGTAGCCCTTTTAATGGCACCAATGTTATTACCGAGGCAACGGCGTTAACTTTTTCATGGAGCGAAACAAACGCGAACATTACAGAGCGTGCAATTATCCCAAGCGGGATGGCAACAATTCAATATGATGTTGATTATTCAACCAATGCCGATGCGCGTAATGCCGCGCTCATTGTTGCCGAGGAAGTCTTTATTGCTCGCCAATCACCATTTGGCGGTTCTCAGGCCGTGGACTATACGCCGGGACCTTTCAAAATGGGTGCAAGTTTAATTTCTAGAATTCAAGGGCTCATTTCCCGTAATCGCGATGTTCGAGGGCTCATAGGCTAATGTCATTACAAGCAGTCCGCGATGAAATTGCGGGATATTTCACGGGTAACACCTACCAAGTTTTTAGCTATCCGGTTGCCAACCCAATCCCCAATTCAATTATTATTGTGCCGGATGAGCCTTATTACGAGGTTTATACTCTTGGCATACCGGGACCGGTAAAGGTGCGTTTTCGCATTGTGCTAACGGTGCCGGCCCTTGATAATCAGGGAAATCTTGCAGGCCTTGAGGATTTAATTGAAACCGTACTAACAACCTTGCCCGCTCATATTAAAGTTTTAACGGCGGCAAGGCCCTCATTATTAGAGACCCCATCCGGGACAACTCTATTATCCACCGACCTCAGTATTGAGGTTCTAACCCAAATAGGAGCATAAAAAATGCCTACAACTATCCTAACCGGTCGGAGCCTCACTCTGACCATTGACTCAGACACATACACCGGACAGGTAACAAGCGCGGTTGCATCAACGGCCACAAACCAAGTAACCGTTGAAACACTTGCAGGCCGTGAGTACAAGACAATTGACTCATCAAGCACCCTAACAATTGATTTGGTTCAGGATTGGGGCGCGGCATCCTCACTATGCGAGGCGCTAAAGGCGGCGTACGGTT